TCTGGCATATAAAGTGCCACGGATTCTTTGGTTAATCTAGTTGTATTTACAAGTCTTGTATTTGTTATTGATTTAATGTTTCTATCAAGTATAACATTGGTTGATTGTGTGCTGCCTTTTAAAAGATTTTGAGATTGACCAAATATATTTTGAAGGCCACTTTTCACACTTGCACCAGTTTTGTTTAATAGTGAATTTAAGTTACCTTGAATTCCACCACCAACACCAGAAGACATATTTGTTAATTTTGAACCAATATTATCTAATCCTAAATTACCAACAGAAGATTTAATTTGATTAACACCACTGGTAAGTTTATTTGTTAATTCACCACCTGTTGATATATTTTGAAAACTTGCTAAACTACTTGGAATACCACCAGGTGTGTCTGTTGATTTTGCATTACCTGTACCTGGAGCAACAGCGCTTGATTTATCTTGCTCACGAATATAAAAGACCATGTAATGACCTTTATCAAATGCGCCAACATCAATAGGATATCTAAAACTTTCCCTTTTGTATTGATAATTTGGGCCATCCAAAGCAGATAAAGGACCAAAACCCGATTGTTCGCTACTGTTAAATTTGATATCGCCGAAGCCAAAAAGTGACATATTTTTATCCGTGAGTAATTAAATCTAGCATAAGTAGTATTTATGCCTTATTCTGGAAAATTTACTCCTAAAAATCCAAGTAAATATAAAGGTGACCCATTCAACATTATTTATCGTTCAAGTTGGGAACGCCGTGTTATGAAGTATTTGGATGAAAATAAAAACTGTATATGGTGGGCGAGTGAAGAAATGCCCATACCATATGTGTCGCCTGTTGATAATAAAAAACATCGTTACTTTCCAGATTTTATTGCAAAAGTTCTTACAAAAGAAGGCAAAGAACAAACTTTGATGTTAGAAGTTAAACCAGAGAAACAAACAAAGAAACCCACCCAAAAAAGAAGAACAAGAACATTCCTCAACGAAACAATCGCATATGCTATCAATCAGGAGAAATGGCGTGCAGCTGACCTGTTTTGCAAAGAACATGGTTGGCAGTTTATGTTAATTACTGAAAAAGAGTTAGGCATCTAGTATAAATAGATAAATGCCATACTTAATTGATAGAATCAAAGAATCTTTAGCGAAAGAAGGTTTAACACCACGAACTCGTGAAGCTCGTGAGTGGTTAATGGCAAAGATTGAAGAAATGAGAATTGCACCAAAATCTTTAATGAAATACGCTGATAAAGATGCAACTATCATTGGAAAAATGTATTTTTATTTCTATGATGCAAAAACAAAAGAAAAACTTAAATATTTTGATAAGTTTCCTTTAGTGATACCCATAGAAGAATATTCAGATGGTTTTTTAGGTTTGAACTTACACTATATTCACCCTAAATTTAGAATTACAATGTTGGACAAATTAAGTGAAACTGCAAGTGATGATTCTTATGATGAAAAAACAAAGTTGAGAATTACTTACAATTATTTAAAAGCTGCATCAAATGTTTTTGAAGCAACCCCATGTATAAAAAGGTATTTGTATAGCCAAGTGCGTTCAAGTTTTTTAGAAATTAAAGCTGATGAATGGGATATAGCTGCATTGTTACCAGCAGAAGATTTTACCGGTGCAACCACAAGTCAAGTTCATAGCGAATCAAGGAAGAAATTTTAAATGTCATTCTCACCTAACATATTTTTATCACATATTCGTGGTAAAAGCGGTCTAGCGAGACCATCACGATTTGAAGTTGTATTACCTATTCCACCTTATGTAAGTGAATCGGTTGGTAATTCAATTATAGAAAAAATACTTAATTTTCCAAATTCAGTATTCAATGATGTATCAGATGCTATCAATTCAGCTATAGGTGGTACCAGTGGCCAAGACGAGTTTTCCCGCTCAGGTAATTCATCTATATCTCGTTATCTTTCACTTCAATGTGAAGCTGCTGAATTGCCAGGTAGAACATTACAAACAGCAGATGTTAAAATCTATGGTCCAACATTTAAGGTACCTTATCAGTCAATGTATGCTGATATGAATTTAACATTTTTATGCACAAACGATTTTTACGAAAGAAAATTATTTGACAAATGGATGGAAGCAATTCATCCATCAGACACAAATAATTTAAGATTTCCAAAAGGAGAAAAATCTCGTTATATGTGTAATATTAAAATTATACAATATGATGAGTTTATTAAGAAAATATTTGCCGTTGAGTTATTAGATGCGTTTCCTGTTGGCATCGCACCTCAAACACTCAACTGGTCAGATGATAATTTTCATAGGTTATCTGTTCAATTTGCTTATCAAAGATACAGAGTGACTTATGATGGTAGTTATGATTTAGGTCAAGCGGCTGCATCACTATTTGGTGCTGCTGGCGCAAGACTTTTACCATTTGGTAAGGCTGTGACAAACTTGCCATTTTAATATTTAAAGCGAGGTTATTATGTTACCAAAGTTAGATATACCGACCTTTGAAGTGAGCTTGATATCAACGGGACAAACCATACGATATCGCCCATTTTTGGTCAAAGAACAGAAATTGTTTTTGATGGCTTCAGAATCAGAAGACCCAAAAGAAACAATTAATGTTATAAAACAAGTTTTAAGAAATTGTATTATTGATGATATTGATGTTGATTCTTTACCAACATTTGATTTAGAATGGTTGTTTATTCAACTACGAGCAAGGTCTGTTGAGGAAGTTGTTCATTTAAATTATAAATGTAACAATAATGTCAAAGACGAAGAAGGTAAAGATGCTAAATGTAATGGTGTTGTGGAGATTGATGTTAATTTACTTGAAATTCAACCAAGTAAAGATCCTAATCACACAAACAAAATACAGTTGAGTGATAAGTTAGGATTAGTATTAAAATATCCTACATTTGAAATGGTTGAAAAATTTGAATCAGCTGAAGGCGAAGATGTTATCACTAATGTTTTAGTTGATTGTATTGATTATATTTACGACAATGAACAAATGTATTATGCAAAAGATACAACCAAAGAAGAATTAACAGACTTTGTGGATAATCTTCAACAAAAAGATTTAGAGAAGATTAAAGTGTTTTTTGACACTGTTCCAAAAATTAAAAAAGATGTGACTTTTGAATGTCCTCGTTGCAAATATAAAGAAGACATCGCAATACAAGGAATTCAAAATTTTTTCGTCTAATTTTTCGTTATGATACACTAGGGAACTACTATCAGACAAACTTTGCATTAATGCAACATCACAAATATAGTTTGACTGAGCTTGAACAAATGATTCCTTGGGAAAGAACTATCTATGTTAATATGTTAATTAAGTATTTGGAAGAAGAAAAAGAAAGAATTCGATTACAACAATTACAGAGAAAAAATAGGTAATGGCTAACACATTTAATACCGCTGTTTCTGGCTATAAAGAAAGTCTTGCTAAAGACCTAGGTTATAGTAACTACAAAGAATATCAACAAGCAAATAAAAAAGGATATTCTGGTGGCATAAAACAACGCCTTGAACAAGGTGCTGGTTTTGGAGAAGCGTTTGCTGGCGGTATAGGAGAAGGAGCAAAAGGCATTAAAACAGCAATGAATCCTAAAAACATTGCTAAAAAAGCTTATATGAATTTCTTCTCCGGTGATGATATCTTTTCTGCATATATGCGTGGCAGATTGGCTAAAAAACCAAAAGCTATGCCTAAGCCTAAAGAACAATCTAAAGAAGTTGCAAAGCCAGCTGAAACTCCAAAAATGGAGTTTATGGAATCTTATGATAAGAAATTAGTTGGCCGTGATAAAAAGGGGAAATTCACAAAACTTACAGAAGAAGAACAGTGGGCTCAACAAAGAAAGTATGGTCTAACAAAACTAACAGCACTTTCACCCACACCCGTTGGAGGAAAAACTGAGGGATTAGGTAATCTAGCCGGTGTTGCAAAAGATATTATGATTATTCGTAATGCAATATCTACTCTACTTGATTTTGAAAAAGAAGGTAAAGAACAAGGAAAGCGTGCTGAACAAACTAGATTTTTACAAGAACAAGATTCTAGAGAAGCCGCTCTTGAAGCTAAAAATGTAGCACCCATTCAAGTCACAACTGAAGGTGGTGCTGAAACTAAAAAATCTGGTGGCGGTATTATGGGTTTTCTTAAAAACATAACTTCATTGATTTTTAGTGGTATTGGTAAAGCATTTGGTTTATTGTTTAGTCCAAAATTCTTATTCTCAATATTCAAAAAATTATTCGCTTTTGCTGCTGTTGTTGGTTCAATTTTTGTTGGATTTAAAGCTGGGTTTGAAGAATTCAGTAAATCGGGAAGTTTAGGAAAAGCATTAGCAGAAGGTCTTACTGCTGTATTAAACTTTTTAACTCTTGGCCTTTTATCAAAAGAAACATTAGATGGCGTTAAGTTTAGTATAGAATCAAAATATACAGAGATAAAAAATGCAATTGTTGGCAAGTTTTATGATATGAAAGACTGGATGATTAATAAT